AATACTGATTACGATACAACCTGGACAACAATTACAGGTACTTTGTCTTACCAAGGTTCTTGGAATGCAAGCACTAACACTCCTACGCTGACATCTTCTGTAGGAACTAACGGTTATTACTATATTGTTAGCGTTGCAGGTACAACAAATCTTAATGGAATTACCGATTGGCAACCAAACGATTGGGCAATCTTTAACGGCTCAGTTTGGGAAAAGATTGACAACACAGACCTAGTAACTTCTGTTAACGGGTATACAGGCGCAGTAACCCTTACAAATACCGATGTTGGAGCACCTACTTACACAGGTACAGGAGCTTCTGGCACTTGGGGTATAAATGTTACGGGTAACGCAGGAACAGTAACAAATGGCGTTTATACAACAGGAAGTTATTCAAACCCTAGTTGGTTAACTGCTCTTGCAGGATCTAAAGTTACTGCAATACCAAATAGTTCGTTAACCAATAGTTCGTTAACCATTGGAAGTACAAATATTGCTTTAGGAGGCACAAGCACTTCTTTAGCGGGGATAAGTCAGATTACATGGTCTGGTTCGTCTAGCGGAACAAGCAGTATTCAAGCTTCTCCTGTAGCGAGTGGTGCAATATCAATATTGCCAAACGTAGCAGGTATATTGGTTAATACGGGTGGAACTGGCGTAGTCAGCAACACCATGCTTGCTAATAGCTCAATAACTATTAACGGTACGCCAATAAGTCTAGGAGGCTCTACAAGCGTTGGAACTGTTACATCGGTATCAGGAACTGCACCAATCGTTTCTAGCGGTGGCAACACCCCTGCAATCAGCATTACGCAAGCTTCTGGATCTACTAATGGTTATTTGAGCTCTACAGATTGGAATACCTTTAACAGCAAAGGATCTGGATCTGTAACTAGCGTATCAGGAACAGGTACTGTCAATGGCATAACATTGACTGGTACAGTAACATCTAGTGGTTCACTAACGCTTGGCGGAACATTGGGTGGAATTGGAAATTCACAGTTAACCAATTCAACCATATCTGGTATTGCATTAGGTTCAAATCTCAATGCTTTAACAATTGGGACAGGTCTTAGTGGTACAAGTTATAACGGCAGCACTGCGGTAACTATTGCAAACACTTCACCAATGGTTTACCCAAGCGCAGGAATACCCAATTCCACAGGTAGCGCATGGGGCACAAGTTACGGCACAAACGTAGCAAACGGTGTTGCAGTATTTGATGCAAACAAAAACTTAACTGTTAACTGTTTGTTTGAAGGATTTACCGCTCAAGCGGCAAGCGGTAGCACAATTACATTGCTACCAAGCTCTGTACAAAATTGGTTAATTACTGGATCTGGCGGTCAGACAATTAAGTTACCAGATGCCACAACCCTACCAAACGGTTCATTGTTTACATTTAACAATAATCAAAGCTCTGGCACGATTGTTATTCAAAATAACTCTAGTACTACTATTGCTACTGTGCAATCAGGTGGTTATATAGAAGTAATTCTTCAAAGTAACTCAATTGCCGCAGGTACTTGGGATTATCACAATCTTCCCCCTTCTAATGCCGCTTGGTCAACCAACACACTAAGTTGGGCAGGATCTTATACCAACGGTACATGGAATGGCAATGCAGTAGGCATTCTTTACGGTGGTACAGGCGCAACGACTGCTTCTGGAGCGTTAACCAATCTAGGTGCATCACCTGTTGCAGGTTCTACAAGCTTAACAACTTTGGGTACTGTAACAACTGGCGTTTGGAATGCAACTCCAATAACAAATACTTATTTGGCAAATAGCTCAATAACATTTGGTGCTACTGCATACGCCCTTGGATCAACGATCAGTAGCATAAATGGTGTTGGTATAGGCGGAGGAACATTCTAATGATGACCAATAGCTTTTATGGGTTAACCAACGAAGAGTCTAATGGACTTTACGGTACTTCAATTAATTATGGCGGAACATACTTTCAATGGTTAATTTTTTATCCAAGTTCAACACAACCTGCTACGCCTTCTGGCGGATCATGGAATTTCAGCACAAATACTGGAACTCCTCCTGCAGGATGGTTAGCAAATCCTCCTCCTACACCAACTGCTGAAGTTTGGGTATCTGTAGGAGTTGTTTCTTCAACAGTAACAACACCTATATCTTGGTCAACTCCTGGTCTAATGACAATACCTAATTCAACAGTATTTGGAACAATGGCTTATCAAAATGCTAATTCAGTAGCAATTACAGGTGGAACACTAAATGGTGCTGAAATTGGCAGCGGAACCTTCTAAGGATTAAATATGTCACAAACAGGATATTCAAAAGTTCAAATATACAGCAGTTCAACTGCTAGTAATACTCCGTCTGCGAGTAATTTAACCAATGATACAAATGGTTCCGAATTAGGAATTAATATTACAGACGGTAAATTGTTTTACAAAGACAATTCTGGAACTGTTCAAGTAATGGCTACCAAGGGAACAGGGCCTATTGGCGGTTCAAATACACAAGTTCAATACAACAGTTCTGGGGCATTAGCAGGTTCTTCAAATTTGACTTTTGATGGAACAACATTAACTGCAAATACTCTTAGCGTATCAACATCCACAACTACCCCTATTGTTCAAAGTTCAGGTTCTTTATTATTAAAGACTAATGGTACGACTACTGCGGTAACAATTAATACCAGTCAGCAAGTAATGCTTGGAACAATATCTCCAATAAATGCAGGAACAATAACAATATTAAAAAACGGTACTACATCTAACGGGATTGTTATTCAAGATTCAAATGCTACTGGTGGAAATCAACTTTACTTTAATAATAGTAGTGGTACAAATATCGGGACTTTAAATGCAAGTGCTACTGGATTAACTTGGAATTTAGGGACGAACGGTGGTGTTGTTTTTGGCAACAGTAGTGCTCTTACAAATAGTACGCTTAATGACTATGAGACAGGTACTTGGACACCGACTTATACATTTGCAGGGGGAAATGGTACAGCTGTTTTTAATACTTCTTTAGCAAGTTATACAAAAATAGGAAATACGGTTACTTTAAATTTATATTTTGATATGACAATAGGAACTGCTAGTGGCATTTTTTCAATATCAAATGTTCCTTTTTCAACATCAGCTCGTGTCGCTTGTAGTGTTTTATGGGATGGTGGTGGAGCAGCTTCAAATGTTATAACTGCTGAATTAGTTACAACATCAATAAATTTTGATTTAACACCTCAATCAACTAGTTATTCATCTGGTCTTCAAGCATCTAATATGAATTCACATCCTTATCCAAGAATATCAGTAACATACAAAACATCATTCTAAGGAGTCACCATGACACTAGCATCATCCACAATCATCGACCGCACAGAAGTGCTAGAAGACGGCACTATTCAAGTACGTCAAGCAGAAATCATCACCAAAGACGGTGTAGAGATTGCCCGTAACTTTCACAGATGGGTAAGACATCCTGGTGACACAGATGCTCAATCAGACCCTGCTCCAGTACCTGCTATTGCGGCGGCAGTATGGACATCCGAAGTAATCTCAGCTTATCAGGCAACACAAGCAGCACAAAAAACAGTAGGTGAATAATGGATAAATTAATTACATTACTTAAAACAAAGTCCGTTCAATGGGCAATCGTTATTGCCATACTCTCAGTATTGCAAGGTTTCCTATTTGAACTATCCCTAACTCCTATCCATCAAATGATAGTGGGTTGTATAATTTCTGTGGTCGTAGTGTTACTGCGATTTATTGAAACACCAACTTAAGGAACTAGAAATGGAAAAGATTACTTTATCAGTACAAACAATAAATATGATTATGGGATATTTGGGAACAAAATCCTATCAAGAAGTATTTCAGATTATTGAAGCAGTACAGAAAGAGGTTGCATCTCAGCAAACTCCTCCTGCTCCAGAATCTGTAGAAACACACTAAAGGTTAACTATGCCAGGACAAGGGTATACACCGCTTCGAGTGCCATTTGCGAACATGTCATTTTGCCCTGATGTTCCGAGTAATGCCCTTGGTCCTAACGAATATAACAATGGTTATAACGTAGAGGCAAATGTACGAGGAATAAAGAAAGTTGATGGTGAATCATCAGTTCTGACTGCCATTCCTGGTAATGTGATATTTATTGAAGGAGGGTTTAGAAACTCTTCTACCTGGTGCTTTATTGCCGCCAATACCGCAGGATCTTGGTATTTATTAGAGTCTTCTGGAATTTCTAATATTACTCCAACAGTAAGTGCTTACTCCAATGCTTATTCTGCAAATACAGTAATTACAGGTTCTTGGGTTGGTCAAGTGTTCTTTATGAACGATGGGATTAACCCTCCTATGTATTTAACCCAGACTGCTAACGTCATAGGGTTGTTTGACAGTCCAGATCCTGTAACTGGGGTTACATATGTTTGGAACTATGAAAGTACCTTATCTCCTCCTGTAACTGCTGTTACTGCGGGTTTTGTTAGAAACTTCTGCTCACCCAATGTGGGTAATATTCTGATTGCAGGAAATCTGACAAAAACCAATAGTGGCATTAATTATCAATATCCAACTACGGTTCGGTGGTCACAATCCTTTGCCAATACAGGCGTTCCTGCTACTTGGCTACCCACAATTACTAACGTAGCTAACGAACAAGAAGTTCCTTTAAGGGGGCCTATTGTTGATGGGTTCTTCTTGGGTGGTAATTTTTACGTCTGTAGCTATTGGGATACAGTAATATTTTCTCCAATTGCCTATCAAAGCTATGCCGCACCTATTTTTGGAATATCTTTGTTTAAACAAGGCAGAGGTTTACTAAATGTAAACTGTTGGGATAATGCTGACGATATTGTTTACGGAGTTGATTCAAGGGATATTTGGGCTTTTGATGGCACAAACTATCAAAACCTTGGAAACCAAAAGATAAAAGATTATTTTTATGCCAACTTGAACCCTCTTTACACAAATAGAGTTCATTTAGTTAACAATACGCATAAATTCCAAATAGAGATTTACTATCCAGATCTAACGTCTACTGGATACTGCAATAAGATGATTTCCTACAGATACGATCTAAAAGTATGGAATCCTCCTAAAACAATCAATAATTCAGCAATGGCAGTAGAAGCTCCTGTTTTTAACGGAACTAGCTTTAACCTAGCCAACAGATGTACCGTATACGCCCCTAATACAGGCTCAGGAGGTCAACAACTTGTTCAGACAGGTCAAGGCACATCTTTCTCAGGAAACGCCATAAACTGCCTTTTTGAACGTACAAATATGACCTTATTGGACGAAGAGG